AGCTGCGCCGGTGCTGCTGCGCGACATCATCGACTTCGCAATTGCAACGTGCATGAGGCGTGGCGAGATTGTGCGCATGCGATGGCAGGACGTTGATGCTGATGCGAGGATGCTAACGATCCTCGATCGCAAAGACCCAAGAAAGAAAAGCGGCAACGACGAAAGGATTCCGCTCCTGGGTGACGCGCTGGCAATCATTCAGCGTCAGCCGCGGTCAGACGATCGCGTCTTCCCTGTCATACCGGAATGGATTAGCGACAACTTCCTGCTCGCCTGCAGGATTGCCAAGGTCGAAGACCTGGTCTTCCATGACCTGCGGCACGAAGGCATCTCGCGGCTGTTTGAGCTTGGCTGGCAGATTCCCCAGGTGGCGCTGGTGTCAGGGCACAAGAAATGGGAGATGCTCAAGAGGTATACCCAACTCAAGCCTGAGTCGCTTCTGCCTTCGCCTTAGCACGACAAGCATCCAGGTACTCTGCGACATCCCGGCAATCGGCCCAAACCTTGCCTTGATCCTTGTAGACAGGGAGCGGAACTTCGCACCTGTAGACCTTGTTCGCAAGCGTGCGCGGGCTGATGCCCAGTACCTCTGCCAGTTCATCGGTGCCCAAACGTGGGCCGTACTTTTCCATCAGGTATGCGGTGAGCATCAGGCTCATTTTGCAGGCTCCTTCTTCGGCATCGGCGACCAGGCCACAAAGTTGCTGTTGGTCACCCAGTCCCCGATGACAGTCACGCCACCTGATGTCAGCACCAGCAGCTTCACGCCTCGCGGTGGCGGCTCAATGACCGGATCGCGCCAGTAGACAGTCCCGGCCACGGCTGGCATCAACGTGTTTTCGCTCATTTGGCTTGATCCTGCCCGCTTTGCGCATGCCATCCGCGCCGCCTCGCAATCTCTGCGCACGCACATAGGTAATGCGCCGGCCCCCAACTCCAACAGCCCAACCCGTGCATGTGTTGCACCGTCTCTTTGTCCAATGCGTCGTATATCGCGTCAATTGATTCGTCGCAAAGTGTGCGAATGTAAGCATCTCTTCCGGGCCATCGACCGCCTTGTCTGATGGTTTGCATGTTTCGCAAGGCTCTAACGGCTGCGGCTCTCAGTAAGTTGCTCATAGGAGAGTTAGGCGAATTATCGTCCTCTGATAATTTCGAGTGATTCGTATCGTTCACGCTGCCAACCTCCCTGCGAGCATCTGATTCATCCGAATCTGTTTCAGCCGAGCACGGCTCTCGCGCTTCATCTGCAGTGGAGTCTTGGGCACGCGCTTCACATCCTTGGCATTGCCAAACGCAAATACGCGCTCGCACGGCCTGCCAAGCCTGTCGCGCCGGAACTCCACGATGTGCACAACCTTCTCTTTGTGTAGCGCCGCGATGTAGCGCAGGATCGTGATGTACGACAGCCCGGTCTTCTCTGCTAGTTCGCGTGACGACACTTCGTCGTCCATCAGCGTTTTCATCATCCGCGCCAGCGCGCTGGCGTTGACCTTTGCGTATCTCATTCTGTTAGCAGTCTCCATGCTGCTGCTGCGCAGGCTGGCACTTGTCCATTTCCAAGGGCTTTAAGTCTGTCCACCCGAGCGGCCACCCCATCAGCCACTCGACCCACGCCGGGTTCAGACGCATACCAGTCTGGTACTCCACCACCCAGTCGAGCATGTCGGAACGACTCTTCCCATCCTTGCGTGTCATGGAATTCCCCCCCCCCCTTGTGACAACGCGCAGTCGGCGTCGGCCATTTCTGCACAGCAGTCGCCAACCCGTCGCCACTGGTCGCTGATGCTCCCTTGCGGTTGTAGTTCCCGCAGACTGTTGGCGTGGGCCACAAGCCAGAATCTGTCGCGCTGGTGCGGCGCCCCAACGTCGGCAGCTCCCAGCACTGTCCATTTGCAGTCATACCCGAGCGCGGCCAAGTCACCGAGGACGACTCCAAGTCCTCTAGTAATGAGTGCTGGACTGTTTTCCACGAAGACGTAGCGCGGTCGAATCTCGCCAACGATCCGCGCCATGTGTCGCCACATTCCGCTGCGCTCTCCGGTGATGCCTGCGCCTTTCCCGGCGATGCTGATGTCCTGGCACGGAAAGCCGCCAGATACGACATCAACAATTCCCGCCCATGGTCTTCCGTCAAAGGTCTGAACGTCATCCCAAACCGGGAAATGCGGGAGAAGGCCGTCATTCTGTCGGGCGGCAAGTACGCAAGCTGCGTAGGGTTCCCACTCGACGGCGCAGACGGTTCTCCATCCGAGCAACTTTCCGGCAAGTATTCCGCCGCCAGCGCCTGCGAATAAAGCCAGCTCATTCACCAGGTTTCCGCACTTCGTACCCGTGGTTTCGCAGCAGGCGCTCAGCGGCCCGCAGCTTAGGCGTGAGCGTGTCGCGCGCTTTTTTCGGCCTGCCTGCATGCGGCACCCACTGCTTGCCGAATGCTTCTTGGAGCTGCGGCAGGTGCCGCGTGTCGAATGGACTTACCGTGCCCGCCATGTCTTGCCTTTCCTTTCCAATCACCGCCACACCTCGCCTGCCACACCGTGCCCCGCGTTACCGGGCCATGCCAGTCCTCGCCTGCCCCGCCTCGCCCCGCCCTGCCCAGCCACGCCTGCCTTGTTTCGCCAGTCCTTGCCGTGCCTTGCCGAGCCGCGCCAAGGCACGCCTGCCTAGTCATGCCGCGCCATGCGTGACCCCGCCTTGCCATGACTCGCCGGGTCTGCCTAGAACGGGATGTCTTCGTCTTCTTGCGCGCGTCGCGGTGCGGGTTTTTGTGAGGGCTTGGGCGCAGCAGCAGGAGCGTCTTTGCGCTTAACCCGCAGCGAGTAAAAAGAACCCGTGCCGTCGTTGCGCTGTCGCTGCCAACCATCTAGCCAATACTCAACACCTTCTACGGTGATCTGGCCTTTCACGTCCGGATGCGTGTCCGCTTCTTTTCGCAGGTTTTTGGAAATAACTCCGGTGTTGTTGTTGTCAAACTGAGTGCTCATGCTTTCTCCGTTAGTTGTTCAAACATTGCTTCCACTTCCGCAAGGAATTTGCGGGCGTGTTCTTCGATCTCTTCGACCTCTTCGCGCTTAGGCGTCCACTCAGCGATGTGCAACTGCTTGCGAGGATCACGCACACGCGGGTCGAAAGAGACAAACACCGCATGCTCGCGGCCCGTGCATGCCAACTGGGCCAGGATTTGCGGCTTGTGCTGGTCTGGTACGCCGCCAGCCAGTAGCCACGAAACATGCGTCGTCGTCTGCGGGCACTTGAACTCGATTACGCCGCCAGGCAGGAACCCGTCGGGAGTTGCTGCAAACAAATCAATCTCTGGGTGGTCAATCGTCCCGCACGGGGTAATCAGCTGACCCGTTGCAAGTTCAAATGCCGACTTCGCGGCAGGCTCTTGCTCAATGCCCCACTGCATGAACGAATTGACAAAGTGCGGCACCGTGTCGCCGGTGATGCGCTCGGCAAGAATTTCGTACTTCAGTGCTCGACGCTTTGCGCCTTCAGCGCCTTTCGCCGTCATGTCCAGCGCCTGATGCATGCGGCTGGCCGTGAGCTTGCCGCAGCGAGCCGACAGGAACGCAGACTTCTCTGCGTCGTTCACAGCCGCCCGTCCAGTTCGTCCAACGCATCTTCTGCACGGCACAGCGCGCGGCCTAAGTCTTCGTCCGTTGCCGGCTTGCACTGGTGCGCCATCACATAGTCGGCATCTCTGCGCCGCACTACATCAACGAGGTTGCGCAACGCGCCGGTGGCATCGCTACGGAAAACATCGCCACGCCTGCGCATCGGTTTGTTGGGATAGGTTTGCGTGTTCATGCTGGCACCTTCTCTGCGGCTGATTTCAATGCGGCCTGGTGCTGCGTCCAGACGGCGGTCTTTGTCGGGCTGTTGGGGATGGACTTGAACCGCGCCTGAAGGGCTTCCAGGCCGTCTACAGCAGCTTCTCTAAGGCTGTCCAAGATGAGTGCAGCTTCCGCGTCGTTGACGCGCTGCGCGGGCCTTGGCGCAACGTCATGCGTGTGTGCGTCGGCGTCGTTGTCACCTTCTGTCGGGATGCAAAACGCCTGCATTGCTGCGTACTTGTAAGCCGCGCTCATGGCCTTGTTGGTGGCCTTGTCTGCGCTGTCCATCGCTTCGCCGTATGTTTTGACGGTGTGCTTGCTGCCGTCTTCTGCGGACACGAAATCGAATTCGACTTCGACGGTGACGTAAAACAGCGGCGATCCTTTTGCCGTCTGGCGCTCTATGCACTCGCGGCTCAGGGTGCGTGGCAGCACAACCAGCCCGTTGCGAGCCAGTACCGGCCCGAGCGCGTTATACACATCGTCAATCCCGCGAAACGAGTAGCCCTGCGCCTGATTCTTGCGGGCTTTTGCAATGCCGGCTTCTGCCATCGTTGCCGCCACTGCTGCAATTGCTTGATAGACCTTCACAGCATCACTCCCCACAAAGTTACGAGAACCAAGCCCAGCACCGCCCACAGGGCAGCGCCCCAGATGGCCGCGTTGATGATTCCCTCTGCGGCATCGTGCTGCCGCTGTTGCTGCTGGCAGTCGCGCCAGCCTTGGCCGTACCTTGTTGAATGCGAGTTGCTCATTTCTGTTTCTCCTGAACTTTCTGGACTGCTGCCCATGTCTTGCGGATGTCCGTTTTGGTGAGATTCACCGGGTGGCCTTTGCGGCGCTGGTCGCACCAGCCCAGCACGGGCGCACGGCCCGCCTGCTCAATCTGTTGGCGTGCAGTCATGCCGCCTCCTTGCGCAACACGACTTGCTGCGCAGACAGGTCAATGTCCGGCGTCGAGTCAATCGGGCAACAGATGTCGACAGTCATGCGGTGACCGTCGTTGCAGACAACGGAGACCTTCAGCACACGGAAAGGCGCACAGACGCCTCCGTGAATGTCCTGCGTGCTGATGCTGACCGGCTCGCTGGTGTGCAGAGTCAGAGTGCTCATTGCCAGCCCTCCGTTGCATCGGACATGTCTTCGCCGAGTGCGTGCAGGCGCTTCAGTTGCCAGGCTCGACGGGTTGCCCAGGCGTTGCTGAACTCGTGGTACCAGGCGGCCAGAGTGCCGGCCTGGACTGCGCGCACCAGTTGAGCGGGCGTGCAGACTTCCTCTTCCATGAGCCACTGCGCCAGGTCTTCCTGAGCGCCAACCGTATAGCCGGCGGCAAACAGTGCCGGGACGGGATCGTTGGACGGCAATGCGTCCCAGACTTCATCAAAAGCGCGTCGGTGTGCTGCGTTCAGATCAAACATCGTTCCCTCCATGCCGCGTTCAGTGCGGTGTGAGGGAATAGTAACCCGAAGTTACGTCGTACGCAAGCCCATGTTACGAA